AAAAACGGTGGGATAATTCCCACCGCTTTGCATGGTAAGATGTATAATATTGGAGCAAGTTGTGGTAATTGTATGGAATGTAGAAAGATGAAAGGTAGAGAATGGCGGATTAGAATGGGAGAAGAGATTAGAGATAGAAAAGATGGTAGGATGGTGACGTTGACATTTAGTGATAAATGGTTAAATGAATTAAGATTGAAAGTGAATGAAAATAGAGTAGCGAAGTTAAGTGGGTGGGAGTTAGATAATGAAGCATGTGTGTATGCAGTTAGACAGTTTGGAAATAGATATATTAAAGAAAGAAAGAAACAAGGAAAAGATCATAAGAGTTTAAGAAGATGGTTAGTTACGGAATTAGGTGGAAAGAATGATAGAATCCATATGCATGGAATTATATTTACAGATATGAGTGAAAGTGATTTAAGTGGAGTGTGGAAGTATGGATTTGTGGGAATACCTAAGAATGGTTTTGTGAGTGATGCTACAGTGAATTATATTAGTAAGTATTTTACGAAAGTGGATTTTGAGCATAAAGGGTATAAGCCGAGAATGATGGTAAGTCCAGGAATGGGATTGGGATATGTAGAAAGAAATAAAAGAACACATGCGTTTAGAGGAGAATATACAGTACAGACGTATAGGACTAGACAAGGTGTGAAGTTGCCATTGCCGATGTATTATAGGCAGANGTTATGGAGTGATGAAGAAAGAGAAGAGTTATGGTATCATAAGATTTTAGAAGATAAACAGTATGTAGCAGGATATGAGTTAAGTGAGAGCCAAGAGAATTTTGAAACAGAATATAGTGGAGCAATAGAAGATGGTAGAAGAAAAAGTGAACGATTAGGATATGGAACAAGAAGTAAAAATTGGGATATGAAAAGATTTGATAGAGAGGGTAGAATGATGCGTGAGAAATGGAAAAAGACTAAGCAGGAGAAGTAGTGTGTCGCTTCGCTAGACTCTTCCCCAGAGGGGGCCAGGTATCGACCTGGTGCGACGCATTTGTAACGGGTCGCTTTTTTGTTTGTGCAAAAAGCTACCTCTTAACTCGGTAGGAAAAAAAGAAAATTGTATGTTTGTGAAAAAAGTTTGGAGAAGATGGGAAAAGTTATATATTTGCAAAATAACATAAAAAAGATAAATAAGATGAAAACAAAAGTAAGTAGTAGTTATACAGTTAAAGCATTTGTGAAGAATGTAAAAAGACTGAAAGAACAAGGATTGTTAAATGCAGAGAATAGCGTTGTGTTAGATGATATTGTAAAGGATGTTAAAGAAGAATGGTTAATTAGAGAATTTAAGTAACATGAAGAATAAGAAGAATATATTTGATAGATGTTTGGATTTGTGTGAATGGATCTATAAAGTGTTAACAAAATGAATAGTTATGATAAGTTTAGGTTGAATGGCCAGCTAGATATGTTTGAAGATGAATTTAGTATTGGTGATAAGAGCAAAGAATGGGATGAAGAAGAATGCTGGAGTGTGAAATGGTTGGAATTGAATGGTGTTGAAATGGATAATGTAATATATGATCTAATTAAGAAAGCAGATAAGTTATGAGAATAAAGTGGTTTTGGATTGGTAGTATAGTGATCATGATTGGTGGTTGTGAGAGTACGATCGTAGTGATAAAAGGTAATAAGAATATAGTAAGTACGAAAGAAAAGGTAGAGATAGACTCTACTAAGTTTAATTTAAATAAATAGTAAATATGAGTGAAAAAAAAGAATTCATTGATAGTCAGATTGACTTAGAAATGGAAAAAGAAGTGACACCATTAAGTCGTCATGAAGTAGAAGATAGCCCATTTACAGTCGTCGGAAATGATGATGGTGGATGGGTTGGTACTATGGGTAAGTATCGAATTACAGAACAGTATGAATCGAAAGAAGATTGTATTATTGATGTAGGTAGAATTACTTGGAATAGAATAGTGCAAGTGTTAATATTAATTAATCAAATAAAAGAAGTAGAAAATGAGCAATAGTGTTAAATTAGGTGGAGAACGCCTAGGAAGTGGGAAAAAGAATAAGTATATAACTAAGACGTTTAATAGAAGTACGCATAATTTAAGTTATATATGGAGAAGTAGTATGAGTGCAGGAACATTGGTACCGTTTATGACAGAAGTTGGACTGCCAGGAGATACATTTGATATTGATTTGAATGTAGATGTAAAGACATTGCCAACAATTGGACCTTTATTTGGAAGTTATAAGGTGCAGTTAGATATATTTGAGGTGCCGATTAGATTGTATAATGCAGATTTGCATATGAATATGTTAAATTTAGGGCGAGAAATGAATAAGGTAAAATTACCTCTAGTGAAATTAAAGCATAAATATCAACCTGCAGATGTATTTAATGATAATAGTCAGATAAACTCTAGTTGTATATTTAGTTATTTAGGTATTAGAGGATTAGGAAAAACATTAGATGGTGTAGAGGGTGACATAGAAAGAAAATTTAATGCGGTGCCGTATTTAGGATATTGGGATATATTTAAAAATTACTATGCGAATAAGCAGGAGGATAATGCATTCGTGATACACACAACAAATAAAAGTACACAGTTTACAGTAGATGCAAGTAATCAATTAATAAATGGTCAACCTTTGGTACCATTTGTAACAGTACCTGCAGGTGAAGTAGTTGAGTTTAAATTTTTATATAGTAATATAGACAGAGTTGGGGATATAGACCCAAGAGTAGCAAGAATTCAGTATAAGTCAGGAAATGATGAGTATCAAAATATATTTATTAATGATTTATTTGAAACGTTTACACATTATACAGATGATCAAAACAACAGAGTATTAAGTTGTACAGATTTTAAAGGGTTGGACCCTGCAGATTTGTCGGAGGTAACAGTATGGAATAATCTAGATACATTGTTTACAAGTACAATAACTAAAGCACTAGATGTTACAGAATTAGTGAGTTTTCCGTTAAAAAATATAGATCAAAATAAGATTAATATATTAGGAAATGCTGGAAGCACAAAAGCATATGAATATGATGATACTAGTATAAGCCCATTTGGATTGCCAATGAAAACAGAAAATGGTGAAGAATGTTTGCAAGGAACTCAAGAGGGATTAGCAGTTAAGACATACCAAAGTGATAAGTTTAACAATTGGATTAATACAGATTGGATTGACGGTACAGGTGGAGTAAGTGAAGTGACAGCAGTAGATACTAGCAAAGGTAGTTTTACAATTGATGCGTTGAGTTTAGCGAATAAGGTATATAAGATGTTAAACAGAATTAATATGAGTGGTGGTACTTATAATGATTGGATAAATGCAGTATATAGTCATGATGCGACAAGGAGGCAAGAAACCCCAGTATACCATGGTAGTTTGATTAAGGAATTAGCATTTGAAGAAGTTGTAAGTACTGCAGAAAGTGAAACGAGTAGTGTAGAGCAGCCGTTAGGAACATTAGCAGGAAAAGGAAAATTAACTGGAAAACATAAAGGTGGAAAAATGGTAGTTAAATGCCATGAGCCATGTTATGTAATGGGTATAGTGAGTTTGACGCCTAGGATAGATTATAGTCAAGGGAATAAATGGGATATGAATTTACAGACATTGGATGATTTACATAAACCTGATTTAGATCAGATAGGGTTTCAAGATTTAATAACAGATGAGATGGCGTGGTTTGATACGTTTATTGATACTGCAAATGGAATGAAAAAAGACTATGGGAGTGTTGGTAAAGTACCTGCATGGTTAAATTACATGACAAATGTGAATAGAACATTTGGAAATTTTGCAGATAAGAATAAGGAAATGTTTATGACATTGAATAGAAACTATGAAGCGGTGAATGCTCTAGGACAAGGAATAGCAGATTTGACGACATATATAGATCCAGCAAAGTTTAATCATATATTTGCGGATACGAATTTAGATAGCCAAAATTTTTGGACGCAGATAAGTGTAAATAACACNGCTAGAAGAAAGATGAGTGCGAAAGTAATACCTAACCTATAAAAAAAAAAGATAATGGCATACAGAAAGCCTGAATGGGCAAATAACAGTGGTTTAGAAAGCGTAGAAAGATACGTTGGAGAAACAATAGAAGAAAAAGTGGAAAGAGTAGTGAATAATGGAGACCCGATTGAGGATGGTGCGCCGAGAATATATACCGAGAGAAAAGATGGTGTAGGAGCACAGTATGATATTAGGACTGATAGATGGGAAATAGCAGTTGATGCTATGGATGCAGTTGTAGGAAGTTATAAAGCTAAAAGAGAACAGAGGGGAATTAGCAGAGAAGACATAGTAAAAAACGAGCCGAAAGCTGATGAGAATCTAGGGAAAGCTAGTGGTGATGGTGAATAGAGCTATGCGGATGCAATAGTTTTGTGAAAATTTAAGAGGGGATTGAAAGCCGATCCCCTTTTATTTAAATAATAGAAGA